TCGTTCGCAGAATCTATCCGCAGCTTATCGCCAACAAGGTAGTCTCGGTCCAGCCGCTTCTCGGCCCGACCGGCCTCGTGTACTACCTCCGTTTCCGATACGGCAGCAACAAGGGCAGCGTCCGTGGAGCCAGCAAGGTTGGCTTCCCCGGCGACGACGCCAACTCGCTCCAGCAGCTCGCCTCGGGCGATGCCAACCTCAGCGTCTACTACTCGCACCAGTTCGTGGAGAACGAGTCGAGTGCAGTTGATGCCGGTGGCACCTCGACGAGCCATGTGCTCGAGCACACCCCGGTTCTCGCCGGAACAGTGACCGGTACCGTGTACGACGGAGCCGTCGCCGTCCAGACCTTCGTGGTCTCGGAAAGCGGTGCCTTCACGTTCCACGACATCGGCACCCCCGCCAACAAGGCGACCGCCGGAACGCTGAACCTCACGACAGGCGAACTTGGCCTGACGTGGAACAACGATCCGGGTGAGAACCGTGTTGTTGTCTCGTACGAGTACAACATGGAATGCAACCAAGACCTCCCCGAAATCAACCTCGTCGTTGAGTCGGAAGAGATCGCCGCCAAGACCAGAAAGCTCAAGGCAGTGTGGAGCTACGAGGCCCAGCAGGACCTCCGCAGCCAGCACAACCTTGACGCCGAGGCCGAACTCACCGCCGTCCTGGCGCAGGAGATCAACCTAGAGATCGACCGCGAAGTCCTCAGCGACCTCCGCAACAACGCGGGCACAGTCGCCAGCTGGGACTTCAATACCGCCCTTGGTGATACCATCAAGGAAAAGTATGAGTCGCTCTACGTCAAGGTCGTAGAAGTCAGCAACGTGGTGCATCGCAAGACGCTCCGCGGTGGCTGCAACTGGCTCGTGACCAGCCCCGAAGTCGCCTCGATCTTCGAGACGGCCACCGCTGGTTTCGCTCCGGCTCCCTCGGAAGGCTTCACCAGCTCGCTCGGCATCCAGTATGTCGGTACGGTGAACAACCGCTGGAGGCTCTACAAGGATCCGCTGTTCCCGACGGGACAGATCCTCATGGGCTACAAGGGTGACAGCTACATGGACAGTGGTTACTTCTACTGCCCGTACGTGCCACTCACCCAGACCCCAGTTGTACTCGATCCCGAGTCCTTCTGCCCGAGAAAGGGAATACTTACCCGCTACGGTAAGAAGCTCCTCCGCGAGGGCGCGAAGTTCTATGCAAGATTGAGTGTCGCCAACTTCGTCATCTGAAAATAACCCTTGTTTTCAAGGGTATTTCAAACAAGAACCCTCCGGTCGCAAGACCGGGGGGTTTTTTGTTTTATATTGCCATAATCCTACATATTTGGTAAATTGCCCTTGAAGAGGCATAAAAGACATGGCCAATATAATAGTTTTGGACGAGATTCACGAATCGGGTTGGATGAAGAGAACTCTGGCGCAGGAGCGGGAGTCCGATCCGAACACATTCATCTTCTTCAGGCACGAGTGGAACGAGCGCTCGCAGCAGATTTTTGCCCATGTAAACTCCTACTCTCAGCAGCATGACAGGGTTCATGCCAGAAAATGCGAGGTAAGGAAGATCAGGTCCAAGCAGCACAGGGAGTTCTGCGATCTACACCACATACAAGGCTCCAACAAGCTCACTCTCGTCGCCTTCGGCATATTCCAAGGGGAGGAACTTCTGGGTGTGCTTTCGCTCGGTCGGCACAACAGGGACAACCGAGACAAGGTGGTCGTTCTGGATCGGCTGTGCTTCAAGGCGGGTTGTCGGGTTGTCGGAGGGGCAAGCCGACTGTTCGCCAAGGCAAAGGAGTGGGCATTGGAGAATGGCATCTACTCAATTGTCAGCTTCAGCGACGACAGAATGAGCGTGGGTACCGTCTACGAGCGTCTAGGCTTCACCTTGGACTGTATCCTCCCGCCGGACTACATCTACATTAAGGAGGACGACCTCGGGGTTGCCTTCAGCAAGCAGAGTCAGCGAAAGAGCGTCACGGGTTGTCCCACAGGAACGACGGAAAAGGAGTGGGCGAAGAAGAAGGGTCTAGTCCAAGTCTTCGACGCCGGAAAGAAAAGATGGGAGTTCCGTCTTCGTCTCCACAAAGAGGTTCTCCTCAAGAGCCGCAGGCAGGGCTACTACGAGTCAAAGAAGGCAGTTCCTCAGGTCTTGTACTATCAGTCCAGCTACGAGCTCAAGGCCGCTACGATGTTGGACGAGATGGACGAAGTGGCCTCGTATGTCAGCCAGCACACTTTTTTGATTGACGGACGGGAGAGGATCACAGACTTCATTGTATCTTGGAAAGACGGAACCAAAACGATACTAGAGATCAAGCCGGAACGGCGTCTTGAACAGTTCAAGAGCCAGATAGGCGACAACAGGGAGTACGCCCGACGCAACGGCTGGAAGTTCGAGGTTTGGACGGAAGAAAAGCTGGGATTCGAGTCCGAGTATTTCGCCACGAAGTGGGCGGATCAGTTCATTTCAAGGATAACCAAGGTTGACTTCGTTCAGGAAAGGAAAGACAGGAACCTGACGAAGTCAAAAAAATACTATGCCGAGAAGATCGCCACCGACAAGGTCCAGGTCTGGTGCGAGTACTGCGGGGCGACCCACGAGGCCCTCCGGCTGACTCACGACAAGAACATAGCCCGCAACGGCCGATACATCTGCGAGCGTGAGGGCGGCCACATAGCGGGGAGCAGGCCCAAGCCCCATCTAAAGAAGGTCAATCCCTATGAGGTAGAAGGGAAGAAGGAGTGCAATACATGCAAGTCCGTCCTTCCCCTTGATTCCTTCAGCGCCGGCAAAAGCATATGCAAGGCCTGCAGGGCGGCTAGATACAAGGATAAATATCAGAGGAAGAATGCTAGTTCTTAATAGACCCCACAAAATCCTCTATTAGTCTTGGGATGTTATCATATTCCCAGTAAGGGATGACCAGCAGTGGGATTTTATTTTTTCTGGCCCATTCGGCTTTGATTTTGTCTCTCTCTTGGATTGCCTTAAATTTGCATAAGGCCTTTTTCTTTGTCCAAGAATGGCTTCTTCTTATGGGTTTATAATGTTGAATGCCTTGATATTCTATCAAAACGCCTTTTCCGTTCGGTAGTTTGACAATGAAGTCAAAGGGCAATTCTTTTTGACTCCTACATTTTTTGAATTTGATCTCTCTCTTGAATGGCAAAGCCATGATTCCTAAAAGATCAACAATTTTCTTTTCGCCCCTTGATTCTCTGCAGTCGGGACAACCATTTCCTCTTTTTCTATCACATGGTTTGGCTTCCCACGAATGTCCTTTTTTGCACACCCACCATACTTTTTTGCCCGATCCGGACTTTACATCATTCGGGGTTAAATTTCCATTCATTGTGGGATGCCATTCGACCGCCAGTTTGGGATGCGTTTTAGCCAGGCAAGTCTCGGGGGTGGCTTCGTGACCTGAGCATTTTCTACATCCGTGTCCCTTTATTCTGTTGCGTATTAACGAATCTACCTCGTGTCCATTTTCGCATAGCCACCATACTTTTTTGCATGTTCCCGATGTGACATCCTTGGGAGTCAGGCTTCCATTCTTTGTGGGGTGCCATTGAGAAGCCAATTCGGGATGGGTTGTTGCGAGACAGTTGCTCAAGCAGACCTCCTTGTTGGCACAAATTCGACAACCACAACCCCTCTTTCTACTGTGTATGGAGGCGTCCCATTCGTGTCCATTTTCGCAGACCCACCACACTTTTTTACTGGAGGCGTTGATTACATCTTTGGGAGTCAGGCTTCCATTATTTGTGGGGTGCCATTGAGAGGCCAGTTCGGGATGGGTTGTTGAGAGACAGTTGCTTTCACAGACTTCATTGTTGGAGCAAACCCTACATCCGCAACCCGCTTTTCTACTGACGATTACTGCGTCCCATTCATGTCCATTTTCACAAACCCACCATACTTTTTTTTCAGATCCCGAAATCACATCTTTGGGAGTCAAGTTTCCGTTCTTGGTAGGGTGCCATTGAGCAGCCAATTCGGGATGAGTCGTTGCAAGACAATTCTCCAGACAAACCTCTCTGTTGCAGCAAATTCTACATCCAGTTCCATTGCTTCTGTGTCCGACGGTCGCATCCCAATCGTGTCCATTTTCGCACAACCACCATACCTTTTTACTTGAGCCATAAACTACATCTTCAGGAGTAAGACTTCCGTTTTTTGTGGGATGCCATTGCTTCGCTATTTCGGGATGAGTTGTTGCAAGGCAGTTTTCTGTGTTTGCTTTGGTGCATTTTATACAGACGCGGTTTTTTGACTTATAGATTACTGGAGCGTGTGATTCGTGTCCTTTTTTGCACATCCACCACACTTTTTTATTTGATCCAGAAACCACATCTTCAGGAGTTAGGTCTCCGTTCTTCGTAGGGTGCCATTGCTTCGCTATTTCGGGATGAGTTGTTGCAAGGCAGTTTTCCAGACAGACAACTCTTCTGGCACATTTTCCGCAACGATGACCTTGCTTTCTACTATTTACAATTGCGTGCCATTCGTGTCCAGCTTCGCATATCCACCAAACTTTTTTGCTTGATGTGGCAGATAAGTCCTCGGGAGTCAGGCTTCCGTTCTTGGCGGGATGCCATTGGGACGCCAATTCTGGGTGGGTTGTAGCCAAACAAGTATTTTTTCTAGAACACCTTTTGCATCTTCCAAAGCCTTTCATTCTGTTTGACACATTGGAATTCCATTCGTGTCCTTTTTCACACTTCCACCACACTTTTTTATTTGATCCTGATGTCACATCACTGGGCTTCAAATCCCCATTCATCGTAGGGTGCCATTGGGCTGCCAATTCGGGGAAGTCCGCCACGGTCTTTTTAACACTTTTCATCCCCCGATTCTAATTAAATTCTCTTCCCCATCGCAATAGCAACTTCGGTCTAAATCCCTTCCGCATTCGCGTATGTAGGGACATTTGATTTCATACATAATTGTATGAACTACACAAATCCAATTGAATATCCGGTCGTACTTACTCCCAATCTTGTCAACATTGCCTCCGAGGGCGGACTTGACACCAGTGTCTTGAACGGGATGTCTTTGCAGAGAACGGCCAACATGGTGATGACGAGGGATCAGCAGGGCAACGTCAAGGTTGTCGGAAGCAGGAAGGACGGCGAGTCGTATGACGACGTGGTCTCCTATGTGTCGGGATGGAAGACTGTCCTGGACACGATCTGGCTTTATCCGGTTGCGGACGTGAATTCTGTCCTCGAGGATTTCAGGAATTCTTCCCCGGCGATAGTCGAGGAGGACAAGAGGATAGTCTTCGAGGACATTGACCATCTTTACGACTTTTACAATGAAGTTTATGAGAGCACGGAGGTGGCCCAGCCCGTGGGTAACGTCGGATATTCATTGGGCGTTGGGACTCGTCTGCGGGACCTCGGTATCACCGTTCACTTGGAGTTGGCGAGTGGCCTGAGGGTCGTGACTTGGCGGCTTGTGGAGCAGTTGACTTCGCAGTCGGATCTTCCGGTTGGCGGTGATTCGCCGGACGGAACCATCGGATTCGTTCTGATTTATTGCGATTGGAATCAGAATGGAGCTCAGGACCCGTTGAATTTGAATCCGGGGAGCCTTGGCTTCTCTAACGCCGATCCCTTGAGGGTGGAGCAGGTCTGATTTATTCAGCCGCTCTCGCGATCTTCTTGTTCAATACGACGAGGGCGTCTATTTCATAATTGGTCATGACATCGGAGATCAGGAGTGCGTCTATTCCCATTTCCTTGAGTTTGTTCTGCACCTTGGGGACGTAGATGAAGTCGTTGTCGTTGTGGCCGTCGAAGCCGCTTGCGGGTTTTATTTCTGATCTCTTGGCGCCGGACTCCCTGACCGCCCTGACGAGGTCCTTGTATGTTCCGAATCTTGCGTTCGGGCTGATCTCGTAGGATGTCGTGTCGCCGTAGAACTGGGCGTCCGGCTGGCTCCTTGTGAGCCATAGGGCGAGGCCGATCCTGCTTGTGTTGTGGGGGTGTCCCCGGAACCACCTTTCGCCGGGCTTCGGTGGTTCAACATGGGGGTCTATGCCTGCCCAGAAGATGTCTTCGGGGTCGTTTTCGTTGTGCCGGAGGGGGTCGTTGGATTCGTCCACCTTGCCCTTCCAGATGGCTCCGAGGGTGGAGAGGTCTCTGGAGTGGGTTATCTTCTCAAACCCCATTCTGGCCCTGTCCAGGAGGCCTCTGGCAAGCCCCTGTTTCCTGTATTCGGGGAGGGTGTATACGTTTGCCACCTGGCCGTTGATTCCGTCTCTGGAGACGATCTGGAGGGCGCTGGCGGGCTTTCCGTCAACGTACTGTACGTAGCGGTACGATCCGTGGGGGGATAGGAACTTGACGCTTCCGTCCTTGGGGTTGCCGATCTGCCTTTCCGGTCCGATCTGGGGTATGGAACCCGCTGGGCCGAGGAGGTAGGCGAGGTCGGGTTCGGAGGACTCGGCTATGTTTCTTATTACTATTCCCCTTCTTGTGATGGGCCGGGGTCTTGTTCTTTCGGGGTCTGTCAGTGGATATCCCCACTTGCCGTTGTCCCCTATGTAGAAGGGGGATTCGGGGCCGACTTGGTGTCGCTTCCGGTCGCGGTCGAAGTCATTTTGATTTCTGTAGAATTTTGGCTCGCCGACGGTTACGTATCCGACGAGCGTCGCGGGACCCTTTCCCGTCCTTATGATTCCGACCCTCTTTCCCACGACGCTGTCCAGGCTTCTCGAGTCGCGGGTCTCTATCGTCTTGATTCCCGCGAGGATGAGGTCGGTGAAGGCCTGCGACCTGTCGTTGATGTTGATGCCCTTTGTGGGTTCGTTGCTTTCCAGCCAGTCTCTGAAGTCCATGTCCTATTTATGACTTGGGATGCTAAATAGGCTTCGGAGGATATTATGAAGACTTTCTTTGAGTTTATGGAATTGCTGGAGGATGAGCAGGGGCTTGGCGACAAGGTTCCGCAGGATGCCGCGGAGCAGCCGCAGGAGATGCCCCAGGAACAGCCACAGGAGCCTGCTTCTGCGGGTGAAGAGCGCAAGCACTACATGTTCTTTTCGAACCTCCGAGCCATGAAGGTCATGGTGGACGAGATCCTTGCGATGGATCCCGCGAAGGTGGACGAGATGCTGGCCGACGGCCATGACTGGGCTTCGGATCACATCGCCACGAGCAAGGACGACGTTGAGGAGGTCCACAACTGGCTTTCGGGCGAGATGGGCTGATAAAACAAAAAACCCTCCCCCTTCCTTTCGGATGGGGGAGGGTCTCATTCAATTCATTCAGTCGTTAACGGTGATGTTGTCGCCGTACAGGTACCATTCCTCTTCGTTGGTCTTGAGGAGGTGGACGACGCTTCTGGCCGAGACGATGTAGGAGCCGAAGCTGCTTCCGTTCGGTCCCCAGATCGTTGTGGCCGAGCCGTCTTTTTCCACTACCACGCTCTGTCCCATGGTGACGATGGTGATGTGGGTGCCGGTCTCGAAATCCACGTCGTAGTAGTATGGCACCGTGATGGTGCAGTCTGTTGCGAAGACATGCTTGCCAGCGTCCTCGAGTGCAAGGGTGTAGTTGTTGTCGCCGATGTCGTGCTGGGGGACGAGGGTGATTTTCTCGACCAGCTCGGGAGCGAGGTTCTCCTCCTTGACTACTCCGTTGACGATCTTGGGTTTGACTCTTTCGACAGATCCGTTGCCGAAACCTTCGGTTGTCTGCATGTTTGGAACTCCTTCTCATTTGGATGCGCCTCATGCGCACATGATTATATATGCGATTTTATTGATTAGAAATTGAAATTTGTCCAGTTGCGTTGTGATGCGCTTTGTTTCTTGCCTATATAAATTCAGTTACCCTTTTAGCATGGAGGCTATATGGCTGGCATCAATGACATTCTGTCAAATCTCAATTCCGGTTACGAGCAAGTGACCGACCTGATTCCCGACAAAAGAGTTTTCGTAGACGATTTTGACGTTGCAAGAAACGAATTTAATGAAAGTGTCGGTGGCACTGCTCCGCTCGGAAACCGATTCATTGCCTTGAGCGGCGGCAAATATCTGTGGGTTGGCATTGACGGAGGAAACAACGCCAGAAATGTACGCAGATACAACAGCGACTTTACTCTTGACGAGACTTTTAATGCTCCCTTGTTTTCAAACGGAAGCAGTGGTTTCGTTAGAGATGCCATAGAGCAGCCGAATGGCAAATTGGTTATTGTAGGTCATTTTACAACAATCAATGGGACTTCGGCAGGAAGAATTGCCAGGCTGAATGCGAATGGATCGTTGGACACCAGCTTTAATTTTGAAAGCATTGGGTTTGACGATAATGCTTTTGTATTAAAACTTCTTTCCGATGGAAGTTTCCTAGTGGGTGGTGAATTTAACGCTTACAATGGCACATCCGTAAGCAAGTTAGTCAAATTAAATTCTGATGGATCTTTGAACACGTCTTTCTCTGAAAATGTAGTTTTGAGCGGTCATGTTTTTGCGATTCATGTTTTGTCGTCTGGTAGTGTTTATGTTGGAGGAAATTTCACAGACCTAACAAACAGAATAATCAAACTCAATAGCGATGGAACTGTGGATCTTACATTTGATGTGGGTCTTGGTTTTAACAACAGAGTTTCCAGCATTAAAGTAGACGCCGCCGGTAAAGTGATTGTCGGAGGATGGTTCAGCGAATACAACGGTTCGCCTTGCAATAGAGGCATCGTAAGATTGAATACAGATGGAACCCTAGACTCTGGCTTTCAGACAGAAGGCGATGGATTGGATAATTCCGCTGGTTCGATTGGGGTTCAATGCTTGGCCGTTCAGTCGGATGGCAAGATAGTTGTTGGCGGCTGGTTCAATGAATACAACGGCAACAGACAAGGCCATATCATCAGATTCAATTCAGATGGAACCAAAGACTCTAATTTTGTCACCACGGGATATGGGTTTGGCGATGACGGACCATATGAAGGCCAAAGAGTTCAAGACATACTTCTACACAACAACAAAATTATTTGTGTTGGAGCCTTGTATAATTATGACGGCAAAGCACTTTATGGTTTTGCTAAATTGACCACAACAGGATCTCTGGACTCGGAAAGACTATTCAGGTATGTCAGTTTTGGTATAAATGATGGTTACGACGACATGTATGATGATGGAAACTATATCAATACCAATTTGACTCAACTTTTTGACGACATATCTGGCGATAGTGCTAATAATTTTTTGAGCATTCCAAATACTCATTCTGCCGCTGTGGACGAAAGTGAATTTGAAGATGATGGGTCGCCCGTTTATGAGCCTATTATGGACGGTCAGGTGGTATCTGGCTTGGGTTACTTTGGCGACAACAGTAGCTACTTCACCAATTACTACCCAGGCATGTATGCCATGGTCGCCACCAATATTGACATTGAAGAATTTTCAATTGGTGGAGACCTAGGTTCGGACGACAATACAGAAAACGACTCAACAACTCTTGTTGTGCTGCACGAGGGCGCAACACACACGGTGTTTGTCAAGGTCAGCAGAGAAGGTGGCGGTGGAGAAAATGGCGACCCATCAGTAAACCACATCATTATAGTTCCTGGGGAATCAGAAGGGCTGACTCAGATTATCAATGAAGAAAATGATTATGACGACCACTGCATCAGGGGTTTGACAGGCAGAAAATCAATCGCTTATCTTCTTGTTGCAAGACAAACAAGCGATTATATTTCTTACGAAGATGCGGAGGCTATTGCCGTTAAATTCTTAGAAGTTTCCGGCGGCTTGTCGGGAGTTCAGAGTTATTCTGCCAATGACGGTAGTGCTTATGATCTTTCGCCCACGCCTGTGGGGCAGGTTGGCGAGGGTTCATTGGACACGGCGATTGTCATGAAGGGAGGCCAAAGAGTGTCCATTCAAAGAGATGGATATTACGAGTTGGTAGATTCAAATGACAACAGAAAAATTGTATTGGTCAAGGATGGAGAAGTCTGGGATGACGCCCCGGAGGCTCCCGAGGCTACCAACAACCCGAATGGCCACCCAACCTTCGGCGGAAACGACAGGCCGGCGATAACCCAGCAGGTAATCCCGGTCGGCAACCCGCTCGCGTCTTGATTGTAATTATTGAAATAGACGGGCCCCGGCGTCAAAACCGGGGCCCGTTTTCATTTCATTCCGACTTTATCTTCAGTTTCTTTGTCTGCAGGAGTTCTTGCTTCTGCGAGGTCGTCTTGAAGAAAAGTTTGAGAACTCCATCCTTCAGCGTGGCCTCCGGCTCGTCCTCGGTGACGTCTTCGGGGAGTCTGATCACCCTTCTGAACTCCCGACTCGAGAGTTCCCTGATCGCGTATCTGTCTTCTTGATGGGTGTATTCTTCGGACAGCTTTCCAGAGACGGTGAGTATTCTCCCTTGGTCGTCTCGTGTGACCTCCACATCAAGGTCTTCCAGTTTGACACCTGGAACAGTGTACTGGAGCGTCAGGGTTCCCTCGCCGTGGATTGCGTCCATCAGCGGGTATCCCTTTGACTTTTTGCCCGCGAAGTAAGGGGCAGCAAAGACCTCGTTGAACATGTGGTCGAGTTCCCGGCTGACTTCCGAGAAGAGGTCTACCCTGCGGGGCGCGAGCGAATTGGTTCTGATCAGATTCATATCATCCTCCTGTTACAACTTTTTGGGTTTAACATCTACCTTGTTTTGACCCGCCAACGAGGCGGCGTCAAAGTGGCTTTCCTCACGGAACAGCCGGAATAATGTAGTTTTCCGGTCAGAAAATTTTTCTGATGGACTCTGCGATGGCCCTTGCGAGAAGAGGGGGAACTGCGTTGCCTATCTGGTTGTACTGGGAGAGGTGCTTCTCCCACGACATGAGGGTTCTCTTGCCCTTGAACACGTAGTCGTCGGGGAATGACTGGAGTCTGGCTCCTTCGCGTGCTGTGAAGTTTCTGTTCTGTGTCGGATGTACGAAGTTGCTCTGGAACGATGCGGGAATCGTCGGGCATGGAAGGTCGCCGAATACCCTGAAATTGTTCTGGCCGAATACCTTTCCCGACTTCACCTTGGAGTCGCCCCTCTTGACTGCGGAGTGTTCGGCGGGAACGTCTGCGACTGACTGTCCGGGTTTGATCTGCTTGAATCTCTCCACAAGCCTTTCGGTGTGTCTCATGCACACGTGGTTGTGCAGATCGTTGGATTGTCCTCGCATGAACTTCTGGTATTCGGTTTCTGGTTCGTTTGTGTGAATACTTTTTTCCTCCCCTCTGTTTTTTCTGTCCAGGACGGGGAGGTCGGATATGGCGTCTAGTACGGAGACGGTTGTGGGATTTCTTTCTGGATAGAGGTTCTCGGGGTTTATTCCGAGTTCTTTCTTCGTTCCTATGAAGAACACCCTTCTTCTTTTCTGCGGGACTCCGTGTTCGGATGCGTCTAGGGTGTTGAGGGCTACATCGTACCCAAGGTCGAAGAATACCTTGATGATTATGTCCTTGACTGCTTCGTCGTTTGAATTCCTTGCAGAGAGGAGTCCGGGTACGTTTTCCATGACGAAGAACTTCGGACTTGAGATGTCAACGGACTTGGCGAACTGCATGAAGAGGGAGTTTCTCGGGTCGTTCGGGTCGCGGTTTCCGGACAACGAGAAACCTTGGCACGGTGGACCTCCTATGATTCCATCTATGTTTTTGGGAAGGATTGACGAAAGATCGTGGTTTTCTATGTCTCCGGTGATTAGCTTCGCGTGCGTATGATTTGCGGAGTAGGTTTCGGCGGCCCATTCGTCCTTTTCAAATGCGAGAGCGGTGGAGAATCCGGCATCTTTGAATCCCTTGCTCAGCCCCCCGCAACCCGCAAAAAGATCAATTATATGCATTCATAGGTTTGTACATAAAATCAGGCATTTTTTCAATATGATTGCGAATGAAATTTTCATTGCTATTTGGGGAATCTTTTTCGTGGAATTTTTTGTTCCCGTGTTTGCCTGGTGCTGGGTGAGGTATCTCAGAACTGGTTGATCTTGACTGATCCTTTTTCTATGGCGATGTAGGAGCATGGGGCTTCGGTCCAGCATCCTCCGTTGTAGTAGGATACGTCGCTTGATGTGTCCTCTGTGGGGAGGTGGGTGTGTCCGCAGCAGACGACATCTGCTCCTCTTCTTCTCGCGTATGTCATGGCTCTTTCCTTTATCTGGTCGGAGCATCTCAAGAAGGTTTTGCTGCTTTTTTTGGCGAGTTTGGCCAGGTAAAAACTCTTGTCGGCCAGTTGGATCATTCTGTATATCTTGTCCGCCATCTTGGTCAGAAAGGGGTGGTCGGCTATGAAGTTGTCGAATTTATCGCCGTGCAGGACGAGTATGCTTCTGCCTCCGCTGGAGAGCCTGTACTCCTCCACGAAGTCCACGCCGATGAGATGGGAGATGATCTCTGCTGGGCCGTCGTGGTTGCCGTTGATCCAGACGATGTGGGTTGTCTTTGCAAGACTTCTCATCCTGGACAGAACTTTCCAGTGTGATCCCTTCAGTTTTCTGAAGTCCCAGCTGTCGAAGAGATCGCCGTTGACGATGAGCTCCTTGGTCTTTATTTGTCCGTGTTCTATGAGGCCGAGGAATTCAGCCATTTTCTTTGATTGGCAGACGTCGCTTCCGAGGTGTATGTCGCTTACTATCACGGCATCGTACATGCCAGTATTTAGCATTCAGACGAGACATAAACACAAAATCATCGGGTTCGGCTGAATTTGACTGTACTTTTCTGTTCTGACAGACTCAATATGTTCGCCTTGAGGTTTTCAAGGTCTTTTCTGTTCGTTTCTGCGACCTTTTCATCCATGTGCTTCTTGAAGAAGAATGGAATCATTCTTCTGATTTTCAATTCGCCTCTTGCAAGGACGTGAGTCTTCAGGACATCCTCTTCGAACAGAGGGCTTATTTCCACTGTCTTTTCGCAGACGGGGATGTTTGGGTGGGGCGCTACCAAATTGGTGTCGAGTGAAAGAATCTGCTTGTCAAGTTTCATCTTCTGGACGAAGGGCAGTTTAAGTTCGCCTAGGTCTTTGTCCTTCTTTTCCACGGTGAATGTCAAAGTGCCTTCCAGCTTGTATTCCCTCAATTTGATTATTCTGGTGGGGATTTCCACATTGAAGTGGTCCCAGTTCTTTTTTGTCACCACACCTTCTCCGTCTTCCACTATTTTTTCAAGGGAGTTTTTTGTGGCGAGTCCCTTTACGACCTGGAGGTATGGCTTGTCTATCGTGAACTCTATTTTCTCCGAGCTGTGCGACTCGTGGTTTTCCAGGCAGAAGTAGCCACATGCTATCAGGATCGTTCCAATTATGGGGAGCAGGTATTTTCTCATGATTTAGTCAGAGTATTTGTCTTGTTATTTCTTCCGCGACCGCTTTTATAACTGGCACTCCCACTGAATTTCCTATCTGGCGGTATGCGTTGCCCTTGTTCGGGCTGATGAGGAAGTTCTTCGGAAAGCCTTGGAGGGAGTAGCACTCCTTGATGGTCAGCTTTCTGACCTTGTTGCCGTCATATATCCAGAACCTTCCCGCGGTTTCTTGCGAGGCAAGGGTGGGATGGGTGCCCGAAACATGGTATATCCTGTTCGGCTGTTTGTGGACGCGAGAAAGGTGTTGGGTGTTCAGCCTGACCCCGGTTTTCCTTGTTGGCTTGTTTCTGTATCCGGCGAAGATGAGTCCCGACTTCTGCTCTTTCATGGACTTTTCGTCAAGTATCGTGTACTCGGAGGGGTCTAGGAATTCAAATTGGCCATTCGCCTCTAGGATGTCCGATATCCGAGTTCTCTTTTGTTTTCTTTTGACTTTGCCGAAGTCAAATTTCTTTTCCTTGCAGGCGACGATGATCGTTCTTTCTCTGTTCTGGGCGAGTCCGAAGTCCACGGTGTTCAGCACCTCCCAGGAGAAGTGGTATTCCTGCTCCTCGAGTGATCTTCTGATGACTTCCAGGGTTTTCCCGCCGTCGTGGTGGACGAGGTTCTTGACGTTCTCCAGGAAGATGACCTTCGGCTTCTTGGCGGTTGCTATTCTGAGAACATCAAAGAAAAGAGTGCCTCTGGTGTCTTCGAAGCCTTTCTTATTGCCGGCGATGCTGAATGCCTGGCACGGGAAGCCTCCGGCAAGGACTTCGTGGTCGGGCACGGAGTTTTCATCCACTTCTTTTATGTCGCCTGACGGCATGTCTCCGAAGTTCTCCTCGTAGACGTCCCTGCACGAGGGGTTTATCTCGGAGGAGTAGACGCATTTGCCTCCCGCGGAGTCCAACGCGAGCCTGAATCCTCCTATTCCTGCAAAGAGGTCAACATACCTAAACATTTGGCTTGAATCTAGCTTTTTCTAGATCAAAGTCAATACATATTGCCATGGAATTCAAAGAATGGCTTTTGAACGAGGTGGACTGGGAGGGGGATTTCTCCGACGTCAAGAAAGAGTGCATAAATCCCGATGCGCTCGTCGAATACCTCAACGCAGTGAGGGCGAACTACGGCAAGAAGACATCCGAGAGGGAGAAATTCCCGTTGTCAATGCCCTATGTGCATTCCAGATCAGGTCTTTTCAAGGACGGGGAACTGGATGTGGAGGACTTCGCCAGGAGGATGACGGAACCCCCGGACACGATAATCAACACAAACGACAAAATACTCAAGAGCGGAGGGCCACACGAGTATGTCTACAAGACGGGCATACCGGCATTCAGGGGCATCCTATATGACAAGGCAGAGGGCAAGTTCTATGTAATTAACACTTGTCCGGGAGCCGGAACCTGTGTGGTAATCTGCTACGCCCGTCACGGAAGGTACATCCAGTACCCCGCGGCCTACGACAGCATGACACGAAGGCTAAACTATCTGATGAATCATCCCGACGAGTACGAGAGGCAGATGTATGAGGAGATACGGGACAAGTGCAAGGAGCATGGAGCAAAGATCGGCTACAAGCCGAAGGTCATAATCCGCTGGAACGATTCGGGCGACTTCTTCACGAAGAAGTATAAGCAGATAGCCGAGATGGTCTTGGCCAGGTTGAAGAGGGATGGTTGGAACGTGGACAGCTACGCCTACACCAAGGTGGCGGACGTGGCGAATGATGCGGAGTTTCAGACGACATTCTCGAGCGGAGCCAACTCCAAGCAGACGGCGGGAGTGGACTTCGGAACCCATAAGCTCTCAATTGTGGTTCCTCGCGATCTTTTTTCAGACCTCGATCTAATGAAGATAGGGGACGAAAAGGAACTGAAGACCAGAATAGCCAAGAAGTTCGTTCTTCCCATCGCCGACATCCTCACCTATGGCGAAATGATGAGTACTCCCAAAGGCGAATCGCCCAAATGGCATGTGATAGTCACTTCCGGAGACGGAGACGACGCGGCATTCAGGAAGGATGTGAAGACTATTTTGCTCACCCAGCATTAAATGCTGCGATGGAATACGCGAGACACATCGCAAAGTGGACCATTATGTACAGGAGCATAAGTTTCACCACAATCGCCATGGGTTCTTGGTAGGAAAGATACTCGATGATGGACTCCATTCTTTTTTTGTCTATGCCGTTCTGCACGAGCAGGTAGTTGAACTGCACCTCTGTGTATTCCTGACCGAGGTACTTCCTTGCTAGTTCCAGTTCTTTTTCCGATGCGTCCATATATCATTAAATTGAATCATATATAATTGTGGATGTCAATCCATTAACAAGGAGGATTTTAAATGGCGACATACACAGTTGATCTCACCCCCGACGTGGTCAACCAGGCCTCGGAGGCCAGTCTAGACACCTCGGTTCTGAACGGGCTTTCTCTTCAGAGAACTAAGGAAAGCATTCTCGTTGTAAACGGAGCCAACCGCAAGCAGCTCTACAGGCTTGCTGACGGCGAGACCTACAACGACACGACCTTTGAGACCGTAGTGCCGAACGTCGTGGCCGGCAACCCGAACTTTCCGGCCGGAACGCCTTCAATCGTTTCCGTCAACGTGACGGTCGGCCATCCGACCGCCTCGGGCACAACCGGAAGTACGCTCTGATTGTTGTTTTTTTGAAGATTAGGGGGGCGGGGCTTCGGCTCCGCCCCCTTTCTTTTGGCGCATACATATTTCCATGGAAAATCCTACGACTCTGATCATGTTTTCGGGAGGTCTTGATTCAACTGCCATGTTCTGGAGGCTGATAAACGGCGGGAGTGAACTGCATGTCCACCACTTGTATCTTGTGAACAAGGAAAACAGGGCTAGAGCCGAGAATCGTGCGGTCAAGCAGATCGTGGAACGCATGAGAGAGGTGAGGAACTTCGGATTTTCCGAAAGTTACCACGAATATCCATGCTACAACAAAAACTTCATGTGGGACAGCGACATTTTCTCTTTCATGGCCGGGAGCATATGTCTAAGTATGAAGTCCATAAGGGAGGTCGCGGTGGGAATGACTGCGTCCGACATGAGGGGAGGGCTTTCGGAAAGGGTGGAAAGGGCGAACAAAATATTTGATGCGTTCGGCTCCAAGGCAAAAAAGGTGTATCCGCTCATGGACATGACTAAAAAGCAGGTATGGGATTCGCTTCCCGAAGACTTGCGAAATATGAGTTGGAGCTGCCGCACCCCGTTGTATGAGGGCGATGAAATCAAAAAGTGCGGAAAGTGCAGAACTTGCAGGGAGATAGAGTCAATCATCTCTCCCAAGTGACGATCACTATATCCGGCTGTGTCTCTGTGATTTCCTTCGATCCGGGAAAGGAAGTGGGGAAATGTGTGGCGTATTTCATTCCGTCAAACTTTCTTTTGAAAACTCTGCACACCAACTTGTCATGAAATTTCATCAGATGATCAACGAGTCCCGGCCCCGCTAGGTTCAAGACTCCGTCTCCGATGACGACTTCGGCGGGTACGCTTGCGCTGAAATTCATCCAGTCGGACTTTATGACCGGCTTTGGTTGGCTTATGGGATTGAGTTCTACCATGTAGTCACAAAGGTGGATCAGTTCCTTGGTCATTCCAAGAAGGCAAACAGGCCCGCTTCCCGCACACTTTTTTTCATATATGCCGACCTCGTGGTCATTGGGAGAAAGGGGCGGAAGCAGGCTCTGCCAGTGGTTTGTATCTTGAATCAATTTGTCGTCCACGGGAGATATATAGGTGAAACACATTGCATTCAGGAGACCGAATATGCCCAGCAACATTACTTCAAAGCCCGGTTATTTGAGCACTCACACCGCAGAAACCGGAAAGATAGAAGGTGTGGATTTCGGATGGGACTCGTCAGGGATGTGGTTCACGGGCGATGCAACTTCAGGATCAGCGGAGGGCGAAGGAGAGGGCGGCTATCCCGTCAGAACTTCATTTTCATTCGGCTCAGAGGATGTGTGCGAGGTCATATACACGGTGGATTATCAGAACGGATGTTCCGACCAAGGAATCTGCGTGTTCAATGTGGGTACTGATCCGGAATGGGACTGGGGCGCGAACGAAACAAGAATAGCTTGCTCCATGAACTGTCCTGCTCCTTACATATATGGATTGGAGGGGGATGTGTTCGGGATTGGTTCGGAAGGCGGAGAATTGGAGGGCGGAGAGGGAGAGGAATACGCGCCCAACTACTACACATTCCACTTCACATACACGCCGGCTTCAAGCCAGGTTTCTGTGACGATCTATCAGGGCGAGGGCACAGGCGGGACAGAGTTAACAACCCTTACTCTCAATGAGCGACTTGCAGCAGGTGATTACAAGGTCGGATTTTCTGCGGACGAAGATGAATTCGGAGCAAAGGCGTACTTCACCCAGTTGAACATACTGAAGAATGGCGAGAGTGCGACTTCGGCATCATACACCTATGAGTTCAGCAACGAGAGTCCAGAAACCATGCCGAACTACAGGTATGGAGGAGAGGGAAACCTTGATACCACGGTTTACGAGAACGAGTCGGGACAGAGGGTATCACGCCAGAGGACTGGGTATCTTGAGATAGTGAACTTTTCCGGAGGAAGAAAAGTCGTTGAGGTTTATGACGGGGAGACCGTGGACGACACGGTTGAGATTTCAACCGTCCCTGCGAATCCCACGGGAAATCCAAATGTCTCGGATTCGGGAAGCACTTTCTAGGAGCTAATTTAGATCATGTTGACACTGCAAGAATATAAACAGTCCAAGAGCGTGAAGGGGCTTGTACAGAAGATG